ATGCTTGGAAGTATGAAAAACACCCTTGTTGCGACGGATTATCCGAACTTGTATCGGTCAAAAGAGTCGGAAATTTTCTATGCCCGAATTGATACCGGAAGAAAAACGGTGAAAAAATCTCTTAAAACGCGCGTGTTGACGGAAGCCCTTTCCAGGCTGGCCGGGTTCCTGGCAGAGCAAGGGAGGGATGAATTACCCGTGGAATCCGTGTCTTGGTATTTGGCGGTTGATATGTACGTCCAGCGGCAGGAAATGCGCCCCCATTTGAAGCCGGCCGCTGTAGAATCCATCAAGTTCTTTTCCAGCCGCGCTAAAAAGCTTGTTGCTCGTGATATTGCAGCAGAGGCCATCACGGAACAAATGTGCCGGGCTTGGTGGAAAAAAGATGCGTTGTCTGTGTCTGCACGAACAGCAAACGGAACACTCGCTGTTGTGAAAAATGTTTTTTCCATGCTTCAGGAAGCAGGAAGTATCAAGAGCAATCCAGCATCCAAGCTTGAACGGATGACTTTGAGGAGTTCAAATCTTAACGTTCCGGAAAAAGAAGATTTCCGAAGAATCGTTGAGGAAGTGAAAAAAGCCCCTATATTAAGGAAGTGGCAAAAGAAGGGGCTATATTCCGAAGCGGCGGATATGATCGCTTTCCTGGCTTATTCAGGGTTACGTATTGAGGAAGCCCGGCGCTTGGCGTGGGGAGATATCGGGAAAGAGTCCATTTCCGTGCCTGATATCAAACATGCCACCTCACGCCGGACCCTGTACATTAACGCATCTCTGGCTGAGGTGATAGAAAGCCTCCGAAGAGAAAGACGGGGGAATAGTTCCGATGACCCGGTATTTTCTATAGAAAGCCCCCGGAAGGCTCTCACAAACGCGTGTATCAGGCTTGGACTGCCTCACGTCCGTATTCACGATTTACGGCATTTCTTCGCCACGTCCTGCATTGAGGCAGGCATTGATATTCCTACGGTGGCTAAATGGCTGGGGCATCGTGACGGCGGAGCATTGGCTATGAAGGTATATGGGCACCTCCGGGACGAACACAGTAAGGAAGCGGCCAGAAAACTCACTTTTTAAGTTATTCACAACCTGCAACTTAAAAGAAAGGGGATTTTACAGACGAATATATATTCCCTCTCGCCGTCATGAGATAGCTCGAACTGGCACCGTGTTTCTAAGCTGTTTATCGAATTCAACATTTTTAAACAGCACGGATTTTGTCGCGAAATTTACCCATGACGCCATATTTCCAAAATGATTGATAGAAAGAAAAGTTTCGAATAGAATTAATCGTATATATAAGGAATAATCTCAATCGTGTTTCCAGGTTTCCATAAATGTTTTTCTAGCATTCCTTGTGAAGTGATAACTTTGCTCTCTCTTGCGGGAATAACAGTTTGAGATGAATATGTATATTTTATTTGATAGCCATTTTTATCTTTGATTACAAGCTTGGCATCCATATTTAAATTTTTCCCAGTAGTATTGAGTATTTCTGCTTTCCATGAGTAACATACATAGTTTGTGGATTCAGATATTTTTTTGATACCTTTACTTAGAACGCTTAAAGGAGCTTCTTTACGTGCAATTTTTTGTGCTTTGATTTGCCGCTTAGCTTGTGTTTTAGTCATATTAGCAAATTCCGCCTCTATAGATGCTTTTTCTTCAAACTTTTGAAGAAAACTTTGTAATTTTTCTGCACACTCTTTAGCAAGTTCAGGATCATTTTTTTCTTTTAATAATTCTGTGAGCATCAATACTAAAGAGGTTGATGTTTTTCTTGCTTCCTTAGAAATAAGGAAAATATCTGGATGTCTATCTAATAAGGAGCACGTTGTTGATATAGCAAAGCTGGATTTATTTTTTAATGGAGCAACTAAATTTTTTAAAGCTTCCATTGGCTCAACATTAGTTCCCCATCCCCATATTTGACATCTAGCAACCATAATTTGAGAACCTATATCCCCAGCCTTTTTCCCTCGCTCGAACCACCAGAAAGCGCGTTGCTCATTTTTTGGAACTTCTTTTCCCAGCAGGTACATTCTGCCGACCTCATAGGCTGCCTCCCCGTCGCCATCCAATGCTTTTTTAGTCAGGGAATTGATCAGAGATATTTCTTCGACTTGACTAACATCAAATGAGACTTCGTGTGACTCTCCAAAGGATTTTCCCGCTCCTGAAAAAAGAAGAGTAAAACAAATATAATTAATTATTTTTTTGAAATAGATATTCATTTACTATATTCGACATTAATGTTGATTTTTGTTTTAGAATCAAATTTTTCTTTTGGTATAAAACGAGCACCTTCTACTGTAATATTTCCCTTCGCAGGTATGGAAATATCAAATTCAATGGCTTCATCTATTGTTTTTCCATTAATATCTAAAAGCTTGAAAGTCACAGATCCGTTCCATAAAGTATCAGCAGTGTTAGTAAGAAGGACTTTCCATTTATATTCAATATTTCCATCATCAAATTCTTCCAAAATTTCTGTGGAAGGATTTTCAATGTTGATTGCTTGATTCATTTTTCCATTTTTAGCTTTTTCCAATCCCCATTTATCCGTTTCTCCGTGCTTCGCTGCCTTTTCATAGAATAGAATTGCTTCGTCGTATTTCTTTTGTTCTGAATAAAAACCTGCGAGCATATGTTCTGCCAAACCGTAGTTTTGGTCCGCTGATTTTTTTAAAAGAGATAAGGCTTTCTCCTTTGATATGTTAAACTTGAGAGATGGGGAAAAAGGATCATTTCCGTCTTCATCCAACCCAGAAGAATGTAAAGCTAACGAATATTGTGCCTTGGGATGTCCGTTTTTTGCTGCTTGCCAGTAGTATTTCTCGGCTTTTACCCCGTTTTTTTTGATGCCTATTCCTCTTTCGTAGGAATATCCGACTAAGTATGCAGATTCCGCGCTACCAAGGTTAGCCGCTTTTTTTCGATATGTAAGAGCTCTGGGGAGATTTTGTTCCACACATTCACCTGTTTCGTAAGTATCGGCGAGTTTTTCTAGGGAATAAAGGTCATTTTGTTGGGCAAGCTCCCATGTAGAAACTAGGTCAGCCTTAATTATTTCGGAGGGGGCTTGAGGGATGTCCGTTGGCGTGGATGAATCTTTAAAGCATACTTTGACAACACCCCCTCCCACAAGTCCTCCAATAATCCCCGTCAACGCAACAAGTGAGATGATTTTACTATTGAGCAACATAAAGGAATCATACTGAAAAAATACACGATAAAGTCAAGAGTGAAAAAATCAATATGAATAGATAATCATCTATATGGAGTCCCGCGGAGACAACAAAAAAGCCCCTGACCCGGAGGTCAAGGGGCGAAGCATTCTAACAAAAGAGACCGAATGATAGCCTCTCTTCTCAGAATAAGCAACTCCTAAATCATCATTTCAGTATCATCATGTAAAAATATATACTGAAATTGTTATTAAGGAGACTATGCTCAACAAAAAGGAGCTGCCCCGATAGAGGCAGCTCCTGAATATAGCAGAGGGAGGTGTTAATCTTCCCAAGTTCCACCTGCAGCTTCAATAGCATCCCGTACTTCCCTGATCAGGTAAGGAGGTGCATTGTCTGGATCGTGGCCAGCAATGGTGACTCCCGCAATAAGATGATGGTCAGTTGCATCACGGTATTCGTAGATACGATGATCACCTCTGGTCCTTACGAGGACAAATCCGGCATCTTCTAACTGTGCTATTAGATTTCGTATTCGCATAAGCGATGTTGAAGATACGAGAAGAGGGGAGAGTTTCAATGAACGCTGTCCGAATGGAAGAATCAGCCTTTTTAATAGCTGAGGATTACATGAAGCAGGTGATCCGGCTGGGCCGCGTGTTCGGCGCCGCGGGTGGAGTTGCCAGCGGAATGACGAACAAGGCAGTTCAAACTGCCGGACAGTATATGACGCTGGGGGCTGCGCTGATGAATCCGGTGAAGACCGTGGTGGATGTGGTAGATTGATGGTAAAAAGAACACCTCCAAGAGTGAGGAACCATTCCTAGTTAAGAAATATTTTACTCTCCCTCATCTTCTTCATTGTTATTCTTATTTATTTTTGGATATTTTTTTCTATATCCAGAAATAAATAAAATAACAGAACCCGCAAAGAAGATAGAAAATGGCCATAAACAGGCGGCAGATACTCCTTGGGATTCGCAATATACGAACCCAATTAAAACAGCCAGAATAAAGATGAGGCCGTATGTTTGACCACGTTGCCTCGTCGTAATATCTGATTCATTCCGACGTGTAATACGAGCCTCTTCATTAGTGCATGAAGTCTGGACGACTACACGTCTAAGCTCACAATCCTTTTTAAATTCGTCCATGTATACAGCACGAAGATCATCATTCTTAATCTGATCTATGAACATGAGATCGCTTACATCAGAGGAGGCCATTCCTCCAACAATGCACTCCTCCTTACCGTGTGGAGAATGGTCTGTGGATTTCCCACTAATAATGGGCCTCATGTTACCCTTGGGCTGCTTGTTTCCTGCCATGCTTAATTAACGGCTGGATTTTTTCTTTTCAACTTCCTTGTTGACTGCACGAACAGATTGAGATGCTACATGAAGAATATTTCTTGTCCTGTCCCGGAGGGACGACTGACGCATGCGCCGTGCAATACGACTAGAAACAGAAGAACGATTAGCTTCTGCTTCTATATAGCCACAAGTCATGACGGAAACAATTCCGTCATTGATGTTTATGATTGCTTTTACAATAGGAGCCATATTGCTGAGGTTTGGTTTGTACAGGTTAGACAAAGGGCAGCTGTGATTTGTTGCACACTATTGATCACCCGTGGCATCAATGTAGGGTGGTTTTAGCGGTATTGCAATATTTTTTCATATGGGGTCGAATGCCTCATTGTGAATAGTTCATCACGCTGTTGGAATTGTCCTATTCGGTTTTGCTGCATAAGTCACCCCGTCTGATACGTCATTCCAATCCAGACTCGCCTCTGCCAAGCTTCTGTTCTATGTTTCTCACACAAACGCCTACCTCATCTCCATCCCTATTTTACTATGCCCTTTTCTCCGGATTGGTCAAGCGAGCGTTTGTCATGCCTTCTCCCACCTGTCCAGGGTTTCCACATAGATGCCGGAGATTTTGCCGCCGTCCATGGGTTCGATGTCTCCGAAGTTGGGGTTGATGGGATGGAGGGTGTATTCCATTTTGCCGGTTTCCGGGTTTTTCCTGCGAACCAGTTTTTTGAGCGTCACGCCGCGTTCATCATGGTATTGAACAATGGTTCCGGGTTTGGGGATGGGGGGGATAGTGTATTTTTTCATGATGACCACGGAGCCGTCCGGAATGGAAGGTTCCATAGAGTGACCGTTCACGCGCAGCAAGTATTCCCCTTTTTCCAGTTCACGGTATAGTCGGATGTCCTGCGGAATGGTGTCTCCATCCGCCAGGTTGCCGGCGGCAATGTTGCCGATGATTCGTCCCTGAGCCTCCAAGGGAGGGGCTGTGAATGTTTCTACCGGGGTAAACTTCTTGCGGGCTGCCTCTTTTTCTTTGGCGGCATTTGTAGTAGATGACTGTACCAAGGGGGCAAGATTCATGTTAACAGAAGGCAGTGGAGCCCCTGTTATGAGAGATTGAATGACGGCATGCCCCTCCTGTGTGGTAGCGCACCATTCCATCATTAGGGAACAGTAGGCGGAAAGAGTGATATTCAGGCGGCGGCACTCCGCCAATACAGCTTCTTGGGATTCTTCATTCAAAGTGATGAAGAGCTTTCCCATATTATCTTTGCCCTCTATTTCGTAAGGGGGGGCTTGAGTTTCTGCCATGAGCCTCTGAATAAGCAGGAGCTTGGCTTTAGGAATTTTCCCTGTGGTCGCGAACCAGTTATCTACGCTCTGTTTTGAATTCAGACCACACTGCTTTGCGAGCCATTCACGATCTTTTCTGATGGTCTTGAGCCATTTTTTTATGTCGTTCTTGGTCGGCGTCATGCATTGATATTATGTAATTTTGTGAGATTGTCAAGCTTGTTGTACGCATGATTTCTATCAAAATCAGTAGAATTTTGTTGCAAAATCTAATAGAATTGCATAAAACAATCTCATCAACCGGACGGACACATGAAACCATCAACTATTGAAATCAACATGGAAGACCTGACGGAAGCAGGAAAGCTTCTGTTGCTGGGAATCTCCGCCAAACTGAAATGTTCGCCACAGGAGGCCATGTCTTCTGCAATCAATTCCAGCGGACACCTGCTTTTTAATAGTAGCCGTCTAACCACGGCTAGTAACCTTCCCAGCCCGAAGAACCCCAAGAAGCCGGCAGCCTAATGGAAGAAGCCCTGATTGACGAATTGAAGCTGCTCGGCTGGCACGAGCTTTAACCCGCCCCCTGAACAACAATGAAAAAAATGACGAACGAACAATATTGGATGCGCCGTGACCGTGCCGAGAAAATGGGATCCCTTTACGGCTGCCCGATAGACTTTTCGGAAGACGAACTCAAGCCCCGGCCCGGTATCGTACAGAACCTTGTCTTTTCCGCTCTGCTGGTTGGAATTTTCACGATCATTTATTTCATCGTTAAATCTTAGTGAATTATGAACGGATTAGATCAATTTGTAACCTCTATTGTGGAGCAAACCATAGAATCCCTTCATGAACGTGGCTTGTTGATTTTGAATGAGTCCGAGGAAGAGAATGCCACTCGCATGTTCGACGGCAAAATATGGCTTACCCTTGAGGATCTGCGGAAACACCCTGCTTGTTTATGGGGTAGGAAAAAGGTTCGTAACCTGTTGCAGAACCATGAAATAGAAGACATTGGCACCAATCAACGCGAATACAGAATTTCCGCGATAAGCGTGTACAGGTATTTGACCCAAAAGACATCCAAAACCAGGACGGACATGAACAAACCTCCCGCTAAGCGGAAACGTAACTCCGTCAGTACCCTTTCCAACTACCCATAACCAAAAAGGCCGGGGCCAGCAGGAACTGACGCCCGACCTGAATACAATCAAACAAGGAAATAATATGAGCCTATTACAAAACATCAAGCGCGGAGTGCAGCAGCGTCCGCAGCGAGTCATCATCTACGGGCCGGAAGGCGTGGGAAAATCCACGCTGGCGGCCGGGCTGCCCGCTCCTGTTCTGCTGGACACGGAACAGGGATCTTCCCACATCGACGTTGCCCGGCTGGACTGCCGGAGCTATGAAGACGTGCTGAACGCCATCGAATCCCTGCGGACGGAACCGCATGATTTCAAAACCGTCATCATTGACTCCATCGACTGGTGCGAGCGATTCCTTCAAAATTCCTTCCTGAAGGAAGAAAACAAAAAGAAAAACGCGCATCATCGCTCCATTGAAGATTTGGGCTACGGCAAGGGATATAAGATGATCGAACCTGTGGCCATGGATCTCTTGTCACGCCTCAACGCGTTGATGAGCGCAGGAATGAATGTGGTGCTGGTGGGACACTCCCGCCGCGTCAAATTTGAAATGCCGGAAACAGCCGGCGCCTACGACAAACACGAACTGAACCTCTCCAAATTTGTCGCGCCGCTGGTCAAGGAATGGGCTGACGCCATGCTCTTCTGCAACTTCGTCGTAACGGTCCAGGACGGCAAGGGACATGGAGGAAACCAACGCATGGTCTACACCTCTCCTTCCGCCCCGTGGGAAGCCAAAAACCGGCACGGGATGCCCGCGGTGATGGCGATGGACGCCGGGGAAATCTCCCGCCTGCTGTTTGGAGAGGGCTGCGGACCTGCCAATGCTTCGGCGAATGATGCCCCTGCGGCAAACAATGGACAGGAGCCGCCTCCGGACGCATCCGCGGGAGACCGTCAGGCGGATGCCCTGGCCGCGGTGATTGACCACGCAAAAGACGCCCTCGCCTTCATGATCAGCCGCGGAATCATTACTGCCGGACAAGGGCTGGAAGAAGTCCCGGCGGAATATGCCGCCCGGATTTTGAAAACTCCCGCCCGGTTCAATAACTCCGTAAAAGAATTCATGGAAGGAGGGGCGTGCCAATGAAACCCGTCACCTGCATCAACGTCGCCCGCGAAACCGGGCATGCCGTCCTCTCCCTGGACGGAGCGGAATACGCCGTCAGCCTGGACGACCTGCAAAAAATCCTCGCTGACATTGCCGGGCCCCGTCCGGCCCCGGCCACGGAACTATTGAGGCCGTCCCTGCTCCCCAAGCTGGCGCAATGCCCCTGCTACGTCTCCTCCCCCGACGCGGGGGAAGCGGCCCGGCGGGGAACCCGGATGGACGACGCCTTCCGGGCCCTGCTCATGGGCGTGGACGAATTCAGGGCGTGTGAACACCTGAAAGCCGATGAAAAAGAATCCATCCTCTGGGCGGTGAAAACGGTCCGGACGCTCTGCTCCGGGGAAGAAGTCATTGCCGACAAAAACCGCTGCGCCTTCCCGCAATGGCACCCCCGCGTGACAGGCGGGGAAGCGGACTGCCTCTGCCCCGCGCTGGGCAAGCTCTTCGACCTCAAAAGCGGCCAAATCCGCAACTACTGGGAACAGCAGGCCTCTTACGCGAAATCCTTCATGGAACGGGAATTCCTGGATGAAATCACCTGCCACCTCCTCTACTGCGACCAGCAGCAAATCGTCACCCGGAAATTCACCTACCGGGAAGCCATCTCCATCGTCAACGGAGTGGTGGACGCCGTGGACCGCGGCGGCGGGCCGCGCCTCTGCGACTACTGCGGCTGGTGCGCCTCGCAGGACACCTGCCCGCTGCGGAACCGGGCGGCGCAGGAAATGCTGACCCTGGCGGAAGCCGGAACGCTGGAAGAAAGCTTCGCCGAAATCGCGGAAAACCCGTCCAGGCTGGCGGAATTCGTCACCAAGGCCGGAATCTTGGAATCCTATGCCAAAAAAGGAAAAGAAAAAATCCTCGACTACCTCAACAACGGAACGGAAGTCCCCGGATTCAGGCGCGTCTCCCGGAAAGGCACGGACACCGTCGCTCCGGAAGACGTCGCCAAATACGCCACCTGGATTGGCGTCCCGAAACTCCTGAAATCCTATGGCCCGCTCAAGGCGGACATCTTCCGCGCCTTGTTCGCGGAAGCATTGCCGGAACAACAATTCCCGGAAGAACTGGTCAGGACGGGGGCCGGCTCCTCCTACGTTAAAAAAATCTCCGTCTCCAAAACCGCAACCACCAAATAACCATTATGTTCAGTTACATATCAGAAGGCGAGCCCAGCGAATACGGATTCCTCCCCGCGGGCGTCTACGAAGGAAAAATCGTCAAAATGGAAGAAGGAATCTCCCAAGGCGCCAAAACGCGGGGATGCCCGCAGCTGGCCGTCCACATCAGAGCCTTCGGCCCTGAAGGGGCGGCGACGGTCCGTTACTACCTGACCAACTCGAAAGACCTGGCCTGGAAAATTGACCTGTTCGTCAAAAACGTCACCGGGAACGTCTACCAACCCGGCAAGCAGGTCATCATCAACCCGGCGGAATACCTCGGCAAACCCTGCTACGTCCGGCTCAGCGTCAGACAGGGAGACAAGCCCAGGGCGGACGGGACTTATCCCGAATTCAGCAACTGCGAAGACGTGCTGGGGCCGGACGAAGCCCGGGCCATCATGGCGGCTCAGGACAGGGCAGCGGCGGGGCGCGGCGGAGCGTCCCTGCCTCCGCGCCCGGCGGACCTGCCGGCCAACAACCACATGAGCGCCACGGCGGGACCGCCGGCGGAAGAAGACGAAATTCCCTTCTAATCAACAGCCATGAGCGCGCGAACGGAACACGAGAAAGAAACCATCCTGGAAACCGTCCGCATGGCCTTTGATGAATTCGACGACTACGAAGACATCAGGCGCCAGGCGGCGGAAGACGAATCCGACTTCTGCCTCTCCATCAGCGTCAAAATCCCTGACGGGGAACAGAAAGTCTGTGTGAAAGTATCAGGCTCTATCAAGAAAACAGCTGTGGCAAATGCCTGTTTTGAGGACGACGGCCAGCTGAAACTGGACTTCGACGCCGAATCCCAGGCCCGGGAAATAGAAAGGAACTCGAAAGCGTCATGAACAAGCCGATAACCATCATGCTGCCGATCGTTCCCCCGACGAAAACGCACCAGAACAAAAAAATCGTCAACATCGGGAAACACGCCAAACTGGCGGACACGAAAGAATTGAAACTGGTCATCAGCGATTACCTGACCCTGCTGAAACCTTATCAACCGGCCCGGCCCCTGACGGGGCCGGTCTTCCTGAAACTGGCCTTCGTCTGGCCCTACCGCAAGAGCGAGCCGAAAAAAAACCGGATCGGGCTCATTCCGAAAACGACCAAACCGGACTGGGACAACCTGGCCAAAACCCTGCAGGATGTCCTGACCCGGTTGAGATTTTGGGAGGATGACGCCCAGGTGCATTCCGCGTCCGTGGAGAAATGGTGGGGCGAAGAACCACAAATAACAATCACTGTGCAAGAAGGATCAGAGCAATGAAACGGAACCCTCACATCATCGTTCAGCAGGTTTGCCCCATGAAGAAAACCGACGATGGGAAATATGAAGTTCAGGCCGCGATTGTGCACCACAAAGGGATTATCGCCCACTATCGCATGGAGTACCCCACGAAACGGCATGCCCGGTGGGCGCAGCACCTTATTTGCACGACAAGGAATCATACACGTCTACGGGTATTTGATGAATTAAGGGCCATCATTGACGGAAAGGAGGCCAGTAATGATTAACATCCTCTTATCCGTCAGGCGACCTTATTCAAGATATATTCTTAATGACGAAAAACACGACGAGGTAAGAAAAACAGCACCCTTGAAATTTAAGAGAGGGAATACAACCATTTATTTATATGAAAGCGGAAAAAACGGAAATCATGCCATTATAGGAAAATGTGAAATGTACGGAGCCTCTTTAGTTACAGAATCGAGAGGTGAAAACGCTATTCGCATTTTGGCCGCGCAGGCAAGGGTAGGATTTGCGGAACTTGTAAATTATTTGCCCTGTTGGGATTGGGGAATAGGAGCGCCCGAACTGTTTTTGAATGCCGTGCCCCTCTCTGCCATTGGACTGACCCGTCCGCCGCAGAGCTGGCAGTATCTTACCCCGGAACAGGCATCTATTTTGGAAAGGAGGTTCGCATGAAGATCATGCCCTTGACGCCATGCCAAAAGGCGCGCATCGGCTATTGGAAGGCATACAAAAGACTTGTGGAATTCCGCCGGGAGTATGCCGACTATGATTGCTTGTGTTATATGCCGTGGAGGCACGAGCTGCGCAGCGCGCCCCTGACCGGAAAAAAATATCATCTTGGAGAGCTGGCGCTCGCCGCAAAGCATGCTCATTTGATTTTGGATGCTTGGGAAAAGAGGCAAATCCTTAGGAAAGGAAGCCGGCAAGAAGATTGAATCCTGTGGATGAACTACACCCTCCAACTGACGCTTTTTTAATTATGGAATTCATCAATATCCCAACAGCCTTGTTTTCCAGCCCCGAATATATCGGGGCGGAACCCATACAGCGCGCCACCTGGATCTCTCTGCTGGCCTGGTGCTGCGAACAGGAAAACGGCGGCATCATTGAGGGCTGCCGCTCCTGGGGCATGCGCCGCTGGATGCAGACCTGCGGCGTGACGGATCAGGAAATCAGCGTGGAAAACGAACTCTACCACTTTGACGGCGATAATCTCGTCGTATTCGGCTATCCGCATGAAATTCAGGCCAGCGTGCAAACGCGCCGGAAGACCGCCCGTGAAAATGGAAAACTTGGGGGGAGACCCAGGAAAACCGACATTGGAACCAGTGTAGAAACCGAAAAGGAAACCCACGAAAAACCAACGTCAGTTATTTCCGAAAACCCAGAAGAAACCCAGTCGGTTTTTTTTAATAACCCAGACATAACCCATGAAGAAACCGTAAGGAAGGAAGGGAAGGAAGGAATTCACCCCCTTACCCCCTCTCCATGCACCGTGGAGGAAGTCGAAGCTCATTTGCAGGCCGCGGCTTTTGCGGGGCGTGTGCGTTTGGCTCCCGACCAGATACCGGACTGCGCCACGGCCTACTGGGGAAGCAGGGACGCCGTCAACTGGACCCGCAACGGCATCCCCGTGACCAAATGGCAATCCGACGCCATCAGCTTCGCCACCAGCTACGCCCTCAACCATCCGCCGCCTCCTGAAAACGGAGACCCCTATTCGAACCTTCAGGAACTCTAACCCCCAACAACTTCAACAACATGATCGACTCGCAGACACTCATTGACGCCGAAAAACTGGTGCTCTCCCAGGCAATGGACGGCGCCCAGGCATTGGCGGACCTCCGGGACAAGGGCATCAACCGCCAGACATTCAGCCTCCCGGCGCACCAGCAAATCTGGACGGCCCTGGAAACCGTCGCCGGCACGGGAGGAACCGTGGACGCCCTCACCGTCATCGCCCGCCTTGAAGCCCAGGGCCAGCTTGACGCCGTGGGAGGACACGCCGGAGTCGTGGAAACGGCCACCTACGGAGCCCTTGCCCGGTACAAAACCGCCGCCGCCCTGGAAATGGTCACGGAAGCCGCCAAAAAACATGCGCTGCTCGCGTTTGCCTCCCGGATGGCGGAAGCTGCCGGCGATCAGCTCAAAAGCGCGGAAGAAGCCCTTGATGAAGCCGAGCGCGGCATGTCCGCCCTGCGGGACCGGTGCGGCGTCCGCCAGACCGAAACCATCCGCGGGGCCGTGGGAGCCATCATTGAAAACCTGCAATGGCGCATGAACAACCCCGGAGCCATCAAAGGGATCTCCTCCGGATACCGCCGCCTGGACCTGACCCTGGACGGCCTGCAGCCCGGCGCCATGATCGTGCTTGCCGCCCGGCCCGGAGTCGGGAAAACCGCCGCCCTGGTCAACATCCTCACCAACATCTGCCTTGAGGGAACCCCCGTGGGCATGTTCAGCCTGGAAATGCCGAAATCCCAGCTCCTGGAACGTGTCCTCTACGGCATGGCCGGCATCAACTCCGACGACATCCGCCGCGGCAAGCCGATGACGGTCGGACAGCAGCAGCATTTCACGGCCGCCGTCAGGAAAATCACGGCCGCTCCGCTGCACATCGACGACGAAAGCTCCCTCACCATTAACAGCATCAGAGCCCGGGGCCGCCGGATGGTCCGGGAACACGGCGTCAAATGCATCGGCGTGGACTACCTGCAGCTGGTGCGCTCCACGACCCAGCAGGCCCGGGGAAGCCGGGAACGGGAAGTCTCGGAAATCTCCGCCGGCCTCAAATCCCTGGCCAAGGAACTCAATATTCCCGTCCTGGTGCTGGCCCAGCTCAACCGCGACGTGGAAAAAAGAGCCGGGAACGCCCAGGGCAAACCGGTCGTTTCCGACCTGCGCGACTCCGGATCCATTGAGCAGGACGCCGACCAGATCATCATGATCCACCGCCCCTACATGTACAAGCCCGACAAGCACGACCCCACGGAAGCGCAGTGGATCATCGGCAAAAACCGCTTCGGACGGCTGGGGCGTATTCAATTCCGCTGGACCGCGGAACTCACAAAATACGAGGAAGAACAGAATTATCCCGTCACCAACAAATGAGACCCCCCAAACCATCCCTGCGAAAAAACAAGCCGACGCGGCGAGGAAAGCCCGGATCCTACAAACTGCGCTTAACGCTTCTGGTGGATCCCAGAAAGAAAGGCAAACTTGTCGAGCTGGGACTTGGTACTAACGACAGACAGGAAGCCGAAGAACGCGCCAACAGCATTATCAATGCTCTGGAATCCGCCGGACTCTACCGTCTTCCCGCCGTCCGCATTCTGGAACATCACGTAGCCCAATTTGGCAAGATTGAACCTCCCCCCTTTGAACATCCAGAATTGCCTCTATGGTAACACCCCTGGAAAAATTCCTGGCAAAACATCCCACACCCTCCGGCATGGATTCAAAGGAATGGGCTGCTCTGAACGCTGCCATGAAGGAAAACAAGTTTTTCTCTTCCAAGGTGGAGAATATCAGATTGCTGGAACGGCTGCACAGGTTGATTAAGAATTATCTGACAGGAGAAAAGGAGACTTTACCCAATGGGGAAACGGTTATCAAGGTAGGAAGCGCCGCGGACTTTTCCAACCAGGCACTTCAATGGCTCCAAACCGAGGGGCTTGTTCCACCGGACGCCGAAGGCCCGAAGTATCACAACGATATTAAAAACATCGGTGCTCTGGCCCGTCTGAAGCTCATTTTCAAGACCAACGTCCGGCAAAGCATTGGGGCTGCTCAATGGGAGGCATCCATGAAACCAGCCAATCTCAAAGCATGGCCTGCTTTCCGGTTCATCCGCTTTCCGGGAGCCAAGACAAAGCGGCTTGTTCATGTCGTCAACGAAGATGCTGTCCGGCTTAAAACCGACTTTACTTTTTGGGCAGACGAAATGAACGCCGCCAGCCTCGGGGGCTTTGAGGTCCCCTGGCCGCCGTTCGGCTTCAACTCCTACATGGATCAGGAGCCTGTTTCCCGGGAAGAATGCGAACGGCTGGGACTACTCAAACCCGGGGAGCCGTTGAAGCGTCCAAGGGGTGCGGAGCGCTTCGGGATTGACCTGATTGAACGGTACGGGTACGGCAAGAAGGCCAGTACGGCGAAGTTGCCGGAGGAACTGAAGGCCAAATTGAAAAAGGTCTATGAAGACCGCTGGGGAGTCAAACAGGACAAATCTGATGAGGTTGTCTTTCCCTCACAGGAAGTGGCGAAAAAGGCCAGGGAAACGGCGGAGAAAGTCATCAAGGTTCCCTCTGCTCCCATTCCTGCGCCAGTCTCAGCCGTCACGCACACGGTCAGCCTGGGAGATGTCCCCAAGGTGAAGATGCCTGCCCCGTTGACGGATAAGGAAGCTGATGACCTTTTGCGAAGCGTTACCGGGGAAGTGTGGGCAAAGGCATCCAGACTGGAAAAGAACGCTTTGTTTTCCTACACCGGAAATGGATATGCCCGCATCAACAACGATTTGAGGAAGGGGAAGTCCAACGCCAAGGCGAAACAGATCGCCAAAGTCATTGACAGATGCAAAGTGCCTCAAGACATGGTTGTTTTCCGTGGCTGTGGGGTTTACAAGGAATTGAAAGACGCTTTGAACTGGAAAGGAGAAGAAATAACAGACGAGCTGGTTGATATGCTCAATCTCTCCGTAGTGGGAAACCCTCTCAAAGACGAAGGTTTCATGTCTGCTGCCGTAGCGGAGGGGAAAGGATTCATGAACCGTCCCGTGTTGTTCAGAATTCTCCTGAAGAAGAAAACCCGTGCCATTTATGCAGAGCCCTTTTCCAGATTCGGGGCAGGGGCCGGTAAGGACTGGGACGGCCTTAGCCCGCAAACCTATTTTAGCAGTGAAGATGAAATCATCATCCAGAAGGGAGGAACCCTCAAATTTCTCCAATTCCATAATCAGAACGGGAAATTGATCATTGACTGTGAATTGATACAATAATGATATGAAAGAAGAAACATCACCAGCGCACAAGAGAATTTGGGAGTCTGATTTCAAAGGATGCAAAACATCCCACCCTCTCCTGATGAAATGCCTTTTGTGCTCCAAGAAGAAGCTCAACCCGGGTAGTATGGAATGTAGCGCTTATGAGCGTAAACCTGATAGTATCCTCTACGATAACGCGGACTGCCCCAGCTTTGAACGCTGTATTGACGCGGAAGGGCTGCGCTGGATTGAAGGATATGTGAAACTCTCCGGAAAGGCGTACGTTCCCCGCCAGGACGATATACCTCCGGCAGGGTGGGAAAAAATCAACAAGGAGTATGCGAAATGAAGAAAGAGAGGACCGGGAAGAAGGGAAATGTTTCCAGGTATAGCGCTGCCCTCTCTGAACGCATTTGCGGTCATATACGTTGCGGGGATAGTCTGAGGAAGGCTGCCGAAAAGGAAGGCATTCCCCATCCCACGGTGATGAATTGGGCCAGAGAGAACGCGGATTTTGCAAACCAATACGCGCGCGCGTGCGAGGAACGGCTTGCCGCCCTAGAAGACAAGTTGCTTGACCTTGTGGAGAAAGGGCATGAAGTGGCCCCACGTGCCGAAATAGGGGGAACCATGTTGCAGGCGGTCAAGTTGGAAATAGACACACTCAAATGGATGCTTGCCAAGCTGATGCCGAAGAAGTACGGAGACCGTGCGGCGTTGGCTCTGGAAGGTGGAGAAAAAAACGTAGAGGTGACCCATAAACTTCCAGCAGAAGCAATCGTTCCGTTAGTGACAGCCTTGAGAGAAATATGGTCCGAAGAGGAAGAAAGCTAGGGGCTCCGGTCAGGCCGGAAGACTCTCCCGTCATCTTTGCCGCCCTGATTCTGGGGGAAACAGGGCTGTACAAATGGCAGATGCGGGCCCTTGAAAGGGCTGCCCGGGGAAAGCGGGTTGCCCTGCGCGCTGCTAATGGTTCCGGCAAGACGGACAAGGTAATTGGTATCCTTGCCCTATGGTTTCTCTGGCGCTACCCCCGTGGGCGTATGCCTATTACGTCCGGCTCATGGCGCCAGGTAAAAAACCAGCTCTGGCCTGCCCTGGAACGGCACCGGAACAACCCATCCCTTGCGGGCTGGAAATGGCTCAAGAATTGCCGCGTGGAAACGCCGGAAGGGGGATTCATCGAAGGCTTTTCCACCAACCACGCCGGGAAGGCGGAAGGCTGGCACGGGCGTGTGACGGACGAATTCAAGGATGAGCGGAAGGAACAGGATGAGGAAGACCCCCGCAGCGAGAAGAAAGCCCGTCTGTTTGACGTTGACGAGTTTACCGGAGATGATCCTTCCTCCCCCGTGTTTTTCGTGGTGGACGAGGCAAAGACGGTTCCAGATGAAATCTTTGACGCCATTGAACGATGTACGCTTCAATTCTGCATCTACCTTTCATCCCCAGGCAAGCCGGAAGGGCAATTTTATCGCTGTTTCCACGAGGAAAAAGACCTCTTCTGTCCGATGGTGGTAACGGCCTTTGATTGCCCCCATATCTCCCAGGAGCGCATTGACCGCATTCTGGCCCGTGTGGGGGGTAATGAGGATGATTCCTATTTCCGTTCCGTCGTGCTGGCGGAATTCACGCTGGAAGGAGATTTGTACATCATTGACCCTGGAAAACTGGAATGGGGTCAGCGGCAGCCCTACGAGCCGCGCAGGGGGCGCCCCGTGGCCTTCCTGGACATTGCCGCGGGCGGGGATGAAACAGTCCTTGCCATCTGCGACGGAAACGAAGCCTGGATTGAATACGCGGAACGACAGCGGGACACGGTGCAGAGTGTCCGCAAGTGCATTGCCACCCTCAAGGGGCTGGGCATTGCGGATTGTGATTTGTGGGTGGACGCTCCGGGCATGGGCCTGGCTGTCATCAGCGATTTTAATGAATCAGGTTGGTATCCGAATGAGTTCTTTGGGAACAACCCTCCGGAAGACCGCGACCGCTACATCAATCTCTCGGCGGAATGCTGGAATGACGCCGGACTGGAACTCATGACCGGGCGAGTGCATATCAGGTCCAGGCGGCCGGACAAGACGCTTTTCGTGCAGTTGACTACCCGGAAGAAAGAATATGCGGACGATTCCAGGCTCAGGAACGAGAAGAAGGAGAAAATGAAGGCTCGCAACCTGTCTTCTCCTGATCGCGCGGACGCCTTGCTGGGGGCTATATGGGCTTCCTTTCGTGGATCTTCCGGAGTTTGGACAGGAGAGGGCAACAGGCCTATTGTGGGCAAGAGTCAGCACGCCGTCAAACATACGGGGAAATTTTATCCCATTTAGGACTGTTCGTAGCCCATTTTGACATTGTTGTACCCTCCCTCACGTTGGGGCGATAATGCGTGCATGAGGCAAGCCGCCAACTACAACGTACACGCCACGGAATCCCTGCCGCAGTCTCTTGCGCTGCATTTTATTTCTCCTTCCGGTGAGGATATGGACATCAGCGGCATGACGCTACGCGGCGCGGTGGTACAGGATGGGGTGATCATGCTGGACTGTGCCGTTACGGGGGTGAGTACGGCATTGGTGACATGGCCGAGGCTGGCCGCCGGATGCGGCGCATATGATATTTTTCTGACCGACGCATCGGGCAAAGAATACCCCTTGTTGAAGGGAGCCGTGCATGTAATGTCCCGCGTTACGCCTCCGGACGGAACGAATGAGGCCGCGGCCGTGGCCGGTGCTCTTGATGTCTCCATCCCCGAAACGGAAGACGGCTCCGTGACCATTGTGGAAAACCCGTCCATTGTGGTCGAGGAACTTGTACGACAGGCCGAAGCGGCCCGGGATGAAGCAGAGCAGCTTGTGGGAACGCTGGAAGAACAGGTGGAAAGCGGGGAATTGGTCAATGAGGCTGTAGCAAATAAATTGCCGGGAGCTCTCAAGGAGGCGGGCGTGGAATTGGCCGCGGCAACCGGGCAATCCACCTTGTCCAGCGGAGACGCCGCCGACACCTGGACCATCGTGGGCGGCTACGCGTTCACGTGGGGAGACGAGATTCTGGCGGGGCATCTGCCCGACAGCTGCCGCCTGACGAGTATTTCAACCGTGTATTTTTTTGACAATCCCGCCCTGAATCAGTATTGCCTGCGGATTTGGAAGCTGGTGGACGGAGCTTACAGCCTGATTGGCACCTCCGCCTATGTGTCCAACCTTTCCAGCGGTCAGACGGCCACGTGGGTATTTACGCCGGGCGTTCCCTTGACGCGCGGGGATGTCATTATTATCCAGGTGTGTGAGGGGACGGAGATGACGCCCTACGCGCTGGGCATGCACGCCGTACTTACTCCGTCCGTCCCTGGGCGTGGCCTGGTGGCGGAGGTGGCCAACCCGCCCGCCGTGAACGGCACGATGGCCCCACTGATGACCGTGGTGGTGGACTATGACAACGGCATCACCCTGGGAGGGATGGAGCTGGCCACCGCTAGGCAACTGGACAGCTTGGGGCGGGATGTGCGCAAATCCTCCGCGACCGCCGAGGCTGCGGCGCGGACGGCTGGCCAGTCCGCCGCCACCGCGTCCAGGGCTGCCGATAATGCCGCAACATCTGCCACCAGCGCGGCCAACTCCGCCACGGCGGTGGCTAATGCTCTGGCGGCCATGCCGCAGGTGGACGCCTCCGGCAACATGACGCTGGCCGGAGGTCTGACGGCGGCGGGGGCCGTCAACGCCAACGGAGGCATCAATATTCCGCTGGCCGTGGGGGCGGCAACGGATACGTCAGCGGTCAACCGCCTGTACGCCGCCGGGCTGGCTGCCGTGACGGAGGCGTTTTCTTCCCAGAGTTTCCTTTCCAGTTTCAGTTTGTACGGCGGGAGCGTCGCCGTAGATCAGACGGTTCCCGGCCAGGTGTGGAAACTCAGCAAGACATCCGCAGATCTGGGGACAGTCCAGGTTAATTTGATGAATCCCTTTTTAGGAGCATCCAATTATTCGGGGTGGCATGGATTTATTCTGCCGGTCGCTTTGGGCAATGCCGGCAGCACTGCCGCCCGAAAGCTGACTTTCGCGCTGGGTAAACCGGGGAATATCGTCAAGAAGACGGCTGCGGAGATGGATATGTTCACGCTGTCCCCCGCGCCTGGGTCTGCCAGTTCTTTAGCAAGGTTCGTTGACGTCACGTTTTATATGGTCAATGACGCATCCACGAATCCGGCGGGTTATCCGGTGAGGGTGAGGGAACTCGTCTATGATTCCGCTCAGGCTAAGTGGTTATGTTACGAAACTCTCTCCGTCATTCCGTCCTTCAACACCAACCCGTCCTGCAATATGTTCCTTTCTTATCAACAGGACAGGCCGGGCCGCGATGTCAGGGCAGGATTGTGGATTGGTTCTAATGCGGCGGATTCCCGCCGTCTGCTGTGCATTGCCGACATGCACGGCGTTGTTGACACGTTCTCCTGGACTGGCGTTGGAGCTTTGTATTGGGATAGCGACGGGACCAATTCTCATAGTTATCTTGGAGCGATGAGGCAGATGACGGCTCCGGGGTATAACCTGCCGTCCGGGGCTTATGATGCGTTCCGGGCTCTTGAGTCCCGTTTGATCCAGTCAACTTCTACTTACGATTTTACGCCTTATGAATAATGCAGAAATACAGATTCAGTTTCCGCAGCCTGGTAACTGGCAGGAATTCATTTTGACACCCATTTACCGGGACGCGGGCGGTTATAGACCTCCGGCCCGTTATACGCAGGACGAGATTCCAGCCGACCAGGCCCCGGCCATGCAGGCGGTAGTGTCCGCGCTGGTGGGATTGTCGGAGCCGTGGCAGGCCTCCCAGGTATGGGCGCGGCTGTGTGTGACTATGAATTATGATACTGCAAATGATCATAGGGAATATGTTTTTGCCGTGGATTTGACCGTGGAGGCTGTCAATCCGCAGGGCGGGCGCAGGGTGTTCACTTCCCGTGATTACCCGGCTTTTATCATCACGGAACCCGCCGCCGTGGCGTTTTTCAAGTTTTTCACTACTAATCAATAACAACATAATCATATGACTACTAATAATCAATGCAATCATGCCGAGGCTATCGCCAAGGATTTTTATAGGGTAGTTTCCGAGGATAACGGCAGCGGCTGGAAGTCCTGGGAAGATTTAACCGATTCACAGCGGGAAGCGTTTGTGCGATTGGCGCAGCAAGCCCTGCCCATTATCGGCAGACACGCACTTTGTGATGTCCGGGACTACCTGGGCATCAAGGCATCCGGCACGTCCACTTGGTGGAAAAAGGTTCTGCTGGGCTTGGCCTACGCCGCTGTTGGTGCTCTTGGTTTTTCCCTGTTCCAGGGCTGCGGGCACTCCGTGGACGTGACGCCGGGCCGCACCGAGGTATGCAAAGACGGCTCCTGCCTCGTCATTGAGCAGGGGCATATTTCCTATTCCCAGGCCCAGCCGGAAACGGACGTTCCGCCCGTTGTTCAGATCGTACCTTCCAAGAAATAAGGCCATGTGTAAGCTCTCCGAAGTACCGGCGCGTTTCCTGGATTTTGCCAAGGCTTCCCCCGTGTTTGCCTGCGTCCTGATGTCGCTGACAATATGCGGCGGGGCATGCTGGTACATCGGGGAGGTGGTCAGCCACCACAATGACCGCCTTTGTGATCTGATGACCATGCAGACGCAGGCCCAGGTGGAGACGGCCAAGGCGATCCAACTACTTGCCGTCAGAATCGAAAACATAGAAAGGAAGCTGGAAAAGTGAATGAAGAACAATTCTTTCTGTCGTTAATGGCCATTTTATCAGCAACAGTTTTGGGATTTACCCTCATGTGTATAGGGGAACCTGGATATGGTATCGGGGTATGGCTCACTGCACTGGCCATTCTCTTGTACTTTTTTCGGTGCGGACGATAACACCAACTGTAAAGTTTTTCTTACAAGTTCCCTTTAGTTAATAATCAATAGTTTCCGTATGCCTACCCTGTACATACTCATTGTGGACGAACCCGGAAAGGAGCAATGGATGAAAATTTTTCTTACCGAAAGAGAC